TGGTGCGCATAATGTATGACGTTATGTTACAAAAGGGTTCTGAGCCATTCCGGTAGAATGGGGTTGGGTTTACCGGAATGGCGAGGGTTCGTCTTTACACATAGCGTGCATTATGCGCACCAGTGTTTCTTTATGAGTATGTTATAGAGATTGTGCCATCATCTAATATTTGTAGTTCAATATCGGACTTTACAAATTTCTCTCTAGTAAGCCCGCCAAAGGTTGATTGTACTAACCAAATCGTATGGATTAAATTGAATGTGGAATATTCTATTTTTTCCTCATCCACTTGATTTTTAATTGTTTTTATTAATTCACTAGCGAAGATAGGCAGGCCATCGAATGCCCATTTTGCGCCTTTCTCTTTTATAAGAGCTAGTTTTTTCTCATCTTTTGCTTCTGCGATAATAGCTAATTTATTAACATCATACTTACTTTCAAAAAACAAAATCCCATTTTCATCAAAAATTTTGGTATGCACTGTCATTTTTATTTAGCCTAAATTGATTTAGTCGGCATCCCCCGTCCTGTAAAACGGGGGTAGTCTCAGGATAACTACGGGCTTTCAGCCAGCATAGCTAACTATTTTTGACCTTAAACGTTAATTCACCTTTTTCGTTTACATCTATCTCATTCATTTTATTTTCGATTAAAAAATGCACTAAATCAGACTCTTTATAAATGATGTTTATTCCATTCATAATGTTTTTCTTAGTGAGTTCATACGAAAGAACTCCTAAATCGATAGACTCAGAATCCTTCAATCGTATTGTTTTAATTAGATTTTTCTTCATTTCGGCTATCTCTGTATCTGTTTTGATTAATCATATTACATGTATACATATTTTCAATTACTAGTTGACAGGTAATCCGTTACAGGTGTACTTTTCTACTAAATGTAATTAGTAATGCGTATACATGGTGCTTTTATGAACATCATCTACTTCGACTACATACCAGATTTTGGAGTCAATGCTAGCATCGGCGGGGAATGGGACTTTTACCGCTCCTTTGATGAGCTGGTAGATGAATGTTTTTGCTTCTATGGTGATGATTTTCTTTTAGTTTCTGTCGTTCTGCATTCTGATTCTTTCGTGGGTTACAGGGAGTCACTGACATGCAACTGACGGAAAGAAATGTAAAAATTGACTATCTTGCATTTACCATGCCTTTCTGTTCCCTCAAATCGTTGGAAACGTACCCGCATGGGCTAAATGAATGGCGCAAGTACGGAATTTATCCAACATTTCATAACCATGTATCTCATAAGGATGCTTTTTTTACCGATGTGATTAAAGGTGGTAAATGGTGTCCGTCCGACGATGAACTAAACGAACAGGTTCAAAGCTACACGACTGATTCAAAAGGTGAACTTGAGCAAAAAATAAATGACCTGAATAGGGAGATTTATTTAGCGCGTATGCATCGTCTTAAATTGTGGTTGTCCGCTGTCTTTGGGCTTCATCTTGGGCCAGAACGGGACAGAGGAGGCTATAACTATGACCGTTCAGCGCCTCTGTATTCAGTTGATGGCGGTTATGAGCATCTTGGAATGGTGTTTTGGGGTGGAAATAACGACACGATCTATATTCAGATCAGCGGTGAAGGGTGTACTCATGTTTTTAATGGCACGTCACCACATGAAATTTATAACTGGCTCAATCATCTTGATGTAACGATGTTGAAACGTATAGATCTTGCTGTTGATGATTTTGACGGTGTATTTACTGTTTCTGCTGCCATGCGGGATCATAAATGTGAGGCTTTTTATGGCGGTAAAGGCCCGAAGCCGGGTCTTGGCATTTCTCACAAATATCATGGTGATGGATCGTTACAGCAGGAAATGATTACTGTTGGTTCTCGTGAATCTCGTGTTTATTGGCGTATTTATAACAAAGCGCTTGAACAGAAAGTTGATGATGTCTGGCATCGTTCAGAAGCTGAACTTAAAGGCTTTCCGCTTGAGATACTACTGAACATAGAAGGGATTTTTACTGGTCTTTGTGAATACGCGCAACAGATCAATCCAGCCAGACCTAAAACACTTCAGCGTTCTGGAATTGTCCGGCTGGCGATTAACAGTTTTGAATCTGATGTTCGTTGGCTTCGCAAGCAGGCATCGAAAACCATTGCCAGAATTTTCCATCAACTTGGCAATGATTATGAAGCTGTCTTTTCTTCCATTGTTCGCAAAGAGCATATGGATGACCTGACGCTTAAATTCAGGACGCCAGATATTTACCAAAATATAGTGGCTCAAAAATTCTACAACCGTGAATGTGCATTCTAATAGAGGTTATTTATGGAACAGGAAACACTCAAAGTATTTTTTGTACAGTTTGGCACAATGAAAAATGATAAAACAAATGAAGATTTTAATTGGGGTAATGCGCAGGCATTATCTACTGAATTTGAATCAACGAATAGCTCATGTGGCTTTGCTCCGGCAAAAGTGAAAATTACACCAGATAATCGTCATGCTGTTTGCCTGAAAATGCGTGATGACCTGGAGAGTGCTTATAAATCTGGAAAGCCTTTTCTTGAAATTATACCGTCATATGGGCTTAAGGCATCTAAAGGTGTCATGATTCCTGTGATTGTTGATTACAAAATTGTTGGAAAGATAGATTTGAAGGGGTGATTTATTCCATCTGTTAATGTCACTTAGGTTTTTTGGGATATATGTCTGCTACAGACTTCGATTCTCTTTATCAATTAATATTTAATGCGGGGCTTGTTATTTGCTTTGGCCTTGGCGTTATTAGTGGTGGTCAAAGATGAGTGTACTATCTTACTTCTTTGCTGCTTATTGTGTTGGATGGGTTATATCCCATTCTATTCTGGTGTTTAAAAAACTATCTGAGGTTTCAATATGAAAAAATCAGTCGTTGCAAAAATCATTGCTGGCTCAACTCTGGTTATTGGTTCATCTGCCTTTGCAGCAGAGGATGCAACCAGTCAGGCTAAAGCTGCTTTTGATTCTTTAACCGCTCAGGCAACCGAAATGTCCGGGTACGCATGGGCGCTTGTTGTTCTTGTTGTTGGTGCAACGGTGGGAATTAAACTGTTTAAGAAATTTGTAAGCCGCGCATCTTAATTCAATATCCTTTCGCTCCAACCATTTATTTGGGTGGCATCTGCCACCCTTTATTCAGGTAGCATAAATGAAGAAAATAATTATTGCTTTATTTTTTGCTCCTTTCTTTACCCATGCAACTACAGACGCTGAATGTTTAAATAAACCCGCATTTGATGGCACATTAAGTAATGTCTGGAAAGAAGGAGACTCACGTTATGCAAATTTTGAAAACTGCATTTACGAACTTTCGGGTATTGGTATCGGTTATGATAATGATACTTCGTGGAATGGGCACTGGACGCCTGTTCGTTCTGCTGATGGCTCTGGCAATGGTGGTGATGATAATTCATCTGGCGGGGGTAGTAATGGAGACTCAGGAAACAATTCTACGCCAGATACAGTAACACCAGGGCAGACTGTAAATTTACCGTCTGACTTATCTGCTCTGAGCGTTCCTTCTAATGTGGTTAAATCTGACTCAATAGGTTCTCAGTTTTCGCTTTATACAAATGCCAATTGCACAATGTGCTCAGGGTATTATCTGTCTAACAATGCTGATTCAATTGCCATTGCTAGCATTATGGAAACGGTAAAGTATGATTATAACCAGCCTGATATGTGGTTTGAGCAAACCGACAGTGACGGCAATCATGTTAAAATACTACAGAACAGTTATAAGGCTGTTTCTTATAATATCGAATCAAAACAGTCGGACGTGAATAACCCGACATACATTAGTTATTCTTATTCCGTTAATGTAAAGCAGGTTTCCTATGACACATCAAACGTCTGCATAATGAACTGGGAAACTTTTCAGAATAAGTGTGATGCCTCACGTGCTGTTTTGATAACTGATACGGTTACGCCATCTTATTCCAGAAATATAACAATACAGTCGAATATTAATTATCAGGGTGGCAATGGGTCAGGCGGGTCAGGCGGGTCAGGCGGGTCAGGCGGGTCAGGCGGGTCAGGCGGGTCAGGCGGGTCAGGCGGGTCAGGCGGGTCAGGCGGGTCAGGCGGGTCAGGCGGGTCAGGCGGGTCAGGCG